TTTAACAGCAGATGTAGCTGAAACATCAACATTCACAGCAAGTAGCAAAACTTATGTAGCAGGTTTAAAAGATGGAACAGTAACTCTTTCAGGTTATTTTGAGAGTACAAGTCCTGATGCTGATGCAGAGTTTTTAGCTCAACTAGGTAGCTCAGGTAGTGCTTTTTCAATAGCTCCTATTGGCTACACAAGAGGAAATGCAACAGAGTTTGGTAATGTTATTGAAACTTCTTATGATAGATCAGCAGACATTGGCTCAGTAGTTGCAGTAGCTGTAGCATTTCAATTTGATGGAGATGCTTATAATGGCAAGAGCTTATTAGCTCCAACAGCTATAACAAGTTCATCTAATCAAACAGGGGTAGATTATGCAGCTGCAGGAACTAATGGTGGTGCAGGAGTGCTACATTGTACTGTAAGTAGTGGATCTCCTACATTAGATGTTAAAATACAAACAAGTGCTGATAATGTATCTTATTCTGATTATATAACTTTTAGTCAGGCAACAGGTACAACATCAGAATTAAAGACAAGTGCAAGTAATCCTGCAAGATATGCAAGAGCTGTTCTAACTTTTGGTGGATCAGGTAGCATAACAGCAGCAATTAGCTTTGCACAGAAATAAATATAGAGGAGAAAGATAAATGCCAACATTTACACATGGAAAGAATGCAGCATTCAAGATTGATGATTCTGGTGGAACTTTAAGAGATATTTCTAATGTTCTTACTGATGTTTCTATATCAAGAACTGCTGATGTAGCTGAGGTTTCAGCATTTTCAAAATCTAGCAAAGCTTTTGTTAGTGGATTGAAAGATGCAACTTTAACTGCTTCAGGCTCATTTGACCAAACTGTTGATGGCTACCTTTCTGGAATACTTGGAGCAGAAGTTGATTTTGAGTTCTATCCTATTGGAACTACAGGAGGAAACCCTAAAGCATCAGGAAAAGCAATACTAACTTCTTATGATAGAACACCTGATATAGGTGGAGCTGTAACTTTTTCAGCTGCTTTTCAAGTTTCTGGAGATGTAACTGAGGGAACTGCTTAAAATAAAACTTAAGTAATTCACAACAGAAAAGAGTACATCATGAAAAGGCTTAAATTAGATGATATATCTAATGCACCTGCACTTCCTACTAAAGAAATAGAGATTTCTGAATGGGATGCAACAGTTATTGTTACAGGTTTAACTAAAGCTGATGCAGTTGAGATAAACAAGCTATCAGAAGTTGATGATATAAGAGATGAAATTCTATTTGAAAAACATCTATTGCTAAAAGGATTAAAAGATCCTGAATTTGAAACACTAGAACAAGTAGATGAATTTTACTCTAAAGCAACACCAACAATAGTTGATAAAGTCCTTATTGGGATTTATAGATGCATGGCTTGGACTAAGGAGGATCAAGCTAATATAGCTGATCAGTTTCCAGAATAATACAGAACTAGCTTTTGAATTTAGATTAGCTTTAGATTTAGGAATGACTGTTGATGCTCTTAGAAAAAGTATGAGTGTTGAGGAATTTGAATCTTGGAAGTTATACTACATAGATAAGAATAAAAAAGAGCATAAGGCTATGACAGAAGCCAGAGCTAAATCTAAATTGAGGAGATAAAAGATGGCAAGAACAACTTTAGAAATGTTCATCAAGTTAATTGGTGCAGATAAAGTTGGCAGAGCTTTAGATAGTACATCTAATAAGATAAAGAATACTCAGAAGCAAGTTGATAAAGGCACTAAAGAAAATGCTAAATTTGCTGCAGGAATGTCTGGACTTGGATCAGCAGCAATTACAGGTGCAGCAGCAATAGCAGGTAAATCTCTTTTAGACTTTTCATTAGCAGCAATTCAAGCTGCATCAGCAGCACAAGAAGCTGCAGGAGCTTTTGGAACTACTTTTGGTGGAGCTGCAGAAAAATTAAACAATCAACTAAGAGAAAATGCTAACCTTTTTGGGTTAACAACTGCAGAAGCACAACAACTCATCTCAGTCTTTGGCTCAGTTGCACAGGGTATTGGTTTTACACAAGAGGAATCAGCAGACTTATCATCAGAGCTTTTTGGATTAGCAGGAGATATTGCCTCATTCAACAACATATCAGCAGGTGCAGCTCCTGTGTTACAAGCATTTAGATCAGCTTTAGTTGGAGAAAATGAGGCATTAAAGACCTATGGAATTGCCATATCACTTGCTGAAGTTCAAACTAAGGCTTTTGAACAAACAGGAAAAAGTGTTGCTGATGAATTAACCAGACAAGATAAAGCATTAGCAACAAGTGCTTTAATATTTGAAAAATCAGCAGTTCAGCAGGGTAATGCAGCTAGAGAAGCAGCAGGATTTGCAGCACAGACTTTAATAGCTAGATCTGCAACACAAGAGTTAAGAGAAGAACTTGGAGAAGAGTTAATACCTGCAGCAGGGGAAGTTCTTAGAGTTTTTAATGAATTAAGAACAGACTCTACACCAGAGCTAATTAGTAGGTTTCAAGATCTAAACTTAGTTGTTTTAGGTACAGTAGAACTATTTGAGCAGTTTAGCAATCTAGGAGATGGAGATGCTAATTTCTTTGACTTAGATGATAAAACTTTATCAAAATTTGAGGCAATAAGTTCTGTGCTTAAAGGATTTGGAATAATTGGTAGTGTTAATGCTAAAGTAGCAGAAGAGCAAAAAGCTAAAACACAGGATTTAGTAAAACAATTAACAAACTATGGAAATGCACAAGACATTATTAATAAATCTATGCAAAAACAAAGACAAATTATAAATCCTTTAATAACTGCACAAGGTAAATATAAACAGAAAATAGATAAAGACTTACTACCTACTCTTGATAAATTAGCTAAAGTTTATGGCATTATTAACAAAATAAATCAAGAAACTGTAGATCAAGATCAGGAACTTGAAGAAGCAAAAAATTCTGTAGCAGAAGCACAAAGAAAAGAATCACTATCAACAGCTGAGGAAGCTTTACAAAAAAAACAACTGCAACAAGAGATAGCTGAGTTAACCTTTTTCCAAAGACAGGGAAAAGATGTAACTGAGGAATTAGCAGTTGCACAAGAAAAATTAAAAGATGTTGAGTTTGAATTAACTAGAGAATCAGAAGAGTTAAGAGATGCAAAAAAAACTTTAGCTGATGTTGAGAAAGAAATGGAAGCTGCTGTTGATGAAAGCACTTCTGCTGTACAAGAGCAGATAAATGCTATTAATGAACTACAAGAGGTAACAGATTTATTTAGTGCAGATGATTTTAAAGAAACTTTAGAGGCTTTAGCTGATAGTTTAGGTGTGAGCTATGGAGATGTATTTAATGATATTTACACAAAATATTTAGAATTATTAGAGAAAGTTAATAATAAGCCTTTATCTGTAATTATAAGTGAACAACTTGAAGAGGCAGGAATACCAGAAGATTTTATGTTACCTGATGCAGGGTTACAAGCAGAAATAGATGCAGCTAGAAAAGAAATTGAACAAAGAGAAAAAGTAGCAGCAATAAAGCCAATAGTCACAACAGGTGGTTTTCAAGGGCAGTTTAGTAGTGGTAGATCTACTATTGATACAGGTGGTAGCTTTAGTTTCTTAGGAGAAGATTCTGCAGCAATAACAAGAGCTTTTAGAGAACAAGAAATTAAAGTAACTGTTGATTTAGCTGATAATGCAGAGGACTTTTTGCAAGTTACAGAAAAAAGAAAAGCCTCTAAAGGTTATGCAATTAGCTAATGAGTGTTCCTTTTGATTCTAATGTTGATTTAACAGTAGAGATTGCTTTTGACTCTAATCCATTAGATAGTTCACAAACTTTTACTGATGTTTCTACTTATCTTAGAAGATTTAGTATTACTAGAGGTAGAGCAACTAACTTAGCAAACTTTAATCCTGCTTCAGTAACAGTTGTTCTTGATAACTCAGATAATAGGTTTAGTCCTAATCAAACAACTCATTATTATGATGCAACTAACAACAGATCTAAAGTGCAGCCATTAAAAAGAATAAGAATAAAAGCTGCTTATGGTGGCTCTACATATACTCTTTTTCATGGCTTTGTAGAAAGTTTTCCTGTAAATTATCCTGCACAGGGATCTGATTCAGAAACTAAATTACAATGTGTTGATGCCTTTAAATTGTTTAACAATGCTACTCTAAACAGCTTTGGTTGGCAGTTAGGTATCTCAAAACTAGGCACAACAACTAGGCTTACACTTACACAAGCACAAGAATTGAGCTCTGTAAGGGCTAAAAACATACTTGATAGCTTTGGTTATAGCAATCAGGCAATATCTACAGGACAACTACAAGTGCAAGTACAGCCAGAAACAGATACTGTATTAGCTGCACTCAGAGCTGTAGAACTAGCAGAAAATGGTACATTCTTTATTGCTGCTAATGGAGATGCAACTTTTAGAGATAGAAACT